ATACGACGAGCTGGTTCCAAATATGAACGACCATAAGGCAAATAGTTAACATCTGTTAACAATCTAAAGTGAGCCATTTCATAGTTATCAAAATAGATACCTGGATTGTTATCAAATGTTCCTAAATTTGGAGTACCATAATAACCAGATCCACCAGCATAAATACCTTCAGGTGAATATTTAAACCTTACAGCATTTGGGTGTTCTTTATCATAATTTTCTTGTCTTTCAATATGGTAAGCAGTATAAGGAATAACATTATACACACCATATTTTTCAGCAATTTCTAACTTAAGGAAAAAGTCACCATACTTACACATTTGGCGAATCCAAGACCATAAATTAAATTCAATATTTAATACATCATAAAACAAGTTGTAAAGAATTTGTTGAATATCTTCGTCACTTGATTTAATATGTAATACTTCACTTAAATCATTTTTTAAAGTACTTTCATCAGCAATAATATCCAAAGCAGAAGCTACAATAGCATCATAATCCATATTATCATAGTCTGAATAGACCATGGTTCTAAGATATTGCCAGTTAACATTTAATTGTGAACCAAGTAATGAAGTAGTTGATGGTGAGTATAAGCGATTATATCTATCTATTAAAGAGTTAGTTGCTATATCCCCGGATTGTTGAATTGAGTCAACATCCATTACTTTTAATTCATTGCCACCCTGATTACGAATGATTACATCTGTTGAAAACAGTCGTTGTAATCGAGTGAATAAACTTTTATCTGCCATTTTTTATTTTTTATATATTATAAATATTACAATATCCAACTAATATCCTCCATCCCTTTATCTGTCTCTAATAAGTATGGATTTTTTACTTTGTTTGAATTATAAGCACCAATATACGTACTTTTACTCATATTGCCTAATGTAGCGCGAGTCATGTCATGAGATTGTTGTTGGAATTTTAAAGAAGTATCTCTTAAATACATTCCAATACCAAAACTCATCACTAAATCATCATTGTATCCTGTTTGAGCTTCGGGTCTACCATTTTTCCAAACAAACACTTTCATTTCCTCTAACAAACGTTTTGAACGAATTGTTACAGAACGATCACCTACATACTCTCTAAATTTATTTACAACTAAAGGTCGTGTTCTTAAAGACATTGTAAATCCTGGTGTCATATCTGAACCACCATCAAATACTCTTAAGTATGATTCAGCAGTTAATTGATCTGATTTAGGAGAATGGTATAAATTTCTATATCCTCTTTCAATAATAGCATCTAATGTTGCCCAACCAATCGAAGCATTTTCAACTACTAACATTGCATTGTTGTACTCAGAAGCTAAACCTACTAAAAAGAAACCAAATTCTTTAGGAGGTAATTGTCCTCTATATTCTGCAACTTGTGTATTAGTAGCAATATCAATAACATGAGCTGCTGATGAATCTTTACCATCACCTCTAGCTACGTCAGCTAATATCATATATTCTCTTGTATAATCAGCTGGTTCCCAAATCCATAAATTTTGATCTGCTCCTCTACGTTCTACAGGATCTTTAATGGTTGTTTCTTTTATAAATTCAATCCACTCAGGATAAAATACAACATCACCTGAAGTGCTAAAATCACAGTCACATTCCTGTGCCGCTAATCTAGGATCACCTAACAATTCATCTTGACGTTTTCTCCAGTTTTCATCTCGTTCAGGGTGAACATACCAAGGTAATTTAATTGGTAAGAAGTCATTTTCAGAATTTTCAGCTGACACCCATGTTTTATGGAACCAGTTACCAGTACCATAAGGAGTAGACAATACAATTGCACCACCACCAGTTGCTAATGTTTGTTGAGCAGAAGCCCAAATTTCACCAATTTGTTCAATAAACGCTGCCTCATCGACAATCAGCAAAGATACTGCTTCTGATCGACCTGCATCACTACTTGCTGAAGTGGCTTTAATTTGAGATCCATTACTTAATCGTAGTGATAATTTATTGTTTTCTTCAGCATTTATTTTTAACCATGAAGGTAAATTATCAAACATAAACTTAACTTTCGTAACCATGTTACGAGCAGTTTCTTGTTTAGTTGCAATACAAAGTACGTTTTTATCCTTATGGAATAACATTAACCATAAAGAATAACCTGCGGCTAACGTTGAAATACCTAACTGACGAGATTTAAGTACAATTGAGTATGGATTATCTCTAAATAAGCGTAATGTTTTTTCTTGGAAAGGATATAAATTGAATATTACTCGCCCACGTTGTGGATGCTGGATATTACAATATTTTTTCATAAAGTGAGCCGGGTCTTGGGCACACTTTAGATATTCTTCTCTAATTATTTGTTTTAAATCTTGGCTCATAAAACTAAGTTTATAGTGCTAAAGCTAAAATTAAAGCAATAGTACTAAATATAACAGAAGCATAAGCGCCTCTTATTCTACTTTCTAAATCAGTAATTTTTTTATCTTTTTCTTCAATAATACCGTCTTTAGCTTTAACAACTCCTTTGTAGTCTTCAACTTTTTTATTTAATATTACACGAGTAGAATCACAAACATTAATAATACTATCTTGTCTTAAAATAATAATATCCATATGTTTGATAGAATCACGAGTAAGACTTAACTCTAATTTAAGGTTATCTCTATCAGCTTTAACTAAAAGAGCATTTCTCAATGCTTTAACAGGAACGATTACTGAATCATTCGAAAGCTTTTGAGAACTCGCTGATGACATCATCATCAGACATATCATGAAGGCGATTACGTTCTTTATCATATTTTTTTCTATATTGTTCAGCTTTTTTAGCAAGTTCTGCTAATTTAGCTTTATCGGAAATGAGTAATGAATCTAAAATTCCTCTTGTTGAGTCTAAAGAGGCAATTTTTACATCTTTTTTTTCAATTTCAAGAACTAAAGAATCAACTGTTTTTTTATATTGTTCTTCTTTAATTGAAGAGTAACTTTGTTTATAAACAAATAACTGGTAGGCGATTAAACCTACCAGTCCTATCACAACTATTGTCAATAGTGTTTTTTTCATATTATCCAATCAAATCACCAGTATCAATTTTAACGTCTCTTTCTTTAAACGCTTTAACTAATTCTGGTTTCTTAATAAACTGTTTTAAAGCAGCCATTTTTTTATCTTTTTCAGCTCCTTTTTCCATACTTTTAATTTTTTTAACTAACGCAGATAATTTAGTTTTAAAGTCTTGGAATTCATCATTACTAACTTTAAATTTAGAAGGTGCACCTTTTACTTTTTCTTTTTCAAGTTCTGCTTTAGTAGGTTCTTTATCTTCATCATCTGATTCAAACATTTTACCAAATCCTCCCATAAGTGTAGCTAAATCTGAGGTATTACCTTTTTCAGCATTAGCCATAGCTGATTTTACTTTTTTCAAAAATTCAGGATCTTTTTGAATTTTATCATCAATTTTTTTAATTTGAGGATCTGTAGAAGGTATAGGGTTTTCTTCAGATAAAATTTCGTATATATTATCTTTAATTTGTTTTTTTAATTCAGACAATTTCATGGTTATAAATATTATCCAAAAATTGTTTCTTTAATTTTAGCTATACGTTCTTCAGTAGTACCTGATAATTCAACAAGTTTTTTAATTTTATGATTACTTCTATATAGAATCAAATGAATAATACTATCAATAGTTTCTCTATATTTCAAATCTGTTTCACGAACACCATTATCTTCCATTTTAACACCTTCAGGAGAAACATAAAATATATAATCATATTCTCCAACTAATTTATAAGCAGCATCACAAAACGCTTCAGCATCATAGTAATTAATTGATTTAGCTGCTTTAGTAAACGCCATAACATCAATTACAGTTCTATCTGTAATAATGTTTTCATTCATTAACTCAGCACAACGTTCAGCTAAAAATACAAACTGACCTTTTAATGTTGAATCTGTATTTAATGGAATACCTAAATCACGTAAGTATTTAGAACGTTCAGTTGCAAAATTATACCCTTCAAATTCAGGTAAAGACATTAAAGCATTTACTAATGTAGTTTTACCTACACTCATTGTACCACACAATCCTATTTTCATATTAGTTTCTATTTTGACCCGCTTGACCCATTGCTGTCTTATACCAAGGCAAACCTTCACGATTACGACGAGCTTCTTTCCAACCATCTTCAGTATATTTAATCCCATGAATATGATATTCACGTTTACGATTATCACCTTCAGGAATCAATGCTGGTCCTTCCATATTGTGTAATTTGC